GCTCTCGTTCGAAGCCTGCGTCAAACCGCCCGACAGGTTCGCCAGCTTCGCGCGGGCCGGACCAAAGCGGCCGGCCCAACGCGCCAAAGGGCCGGCGAAGTTGTGCTCAAGGATGTGATAGAGCAGCTCCAGGATTTCCGAAAAATCGGAAAAGGCCACCCCGCGATGGGCCGGCGTCAGCTTCTGCGGATCGCGGCCGGCCAGCTCGAATGTGACCAGTTCGGAGTCAATCAGACGGTCCGCCCAGCCCGCCAGCGCGTCGCCGCCCAGCCGTACCGACAGATCGCGAAACGCCTGCAGCATTGCCTGCTCGTCCTTGGCTTGCGCTTCACCCTCGCCGCCGAACACTGCCGCCAGCATCGAACCCGCCGCCGGCAGTACTTCCTTTTGCAGGTCGCCCAGCAGCTTCAGTTGGCGGAACGGATCAAAACGAGAAATGCGAAAGATCGTGGTGCCGATCGTGACTTCTTTGCTGGCGCTCATTAGGTGTTACCCCCCACAACGTTGATCGACGGTCCGGTTTCAATCGTCCACTCACGATTGCCAACCTTAGCGCCGTATCCGGCGTCCGGCATCTTCACGACCCAGGCCGAATCCGAGGCGTGCAGCGAAGTGCCGCGCAGATCGGTGATGGCCACCGGCACAGCGCCGTTGCCATCCGTCGATTTGTCGGCCTGGTGCAAGGCCGTCAGCGCCGCATTGCTGGCGCTGGTTTGCATCAGCGTGACGGTGATGCGCAAGCGGGAGTCCCGCGACATGGAACGGGCCACCTCGCCGTCGACGCCGGCGACGGACGAAATACCCTCGCCGATTTCAGTCACCGTCACAAAGGTGTCTTCGGCCAGGCCCGACAGGGGCAAAGCCCCCATGACAATCTTCACCTGATTCGGTGCGTAGGTTTTAACGGACATGCTTATGCACCCCGATTACAGTTGTTGATAGGTCAGGTTGCCTTTGATTTCGGCAACATGGATTGCGCCGGCCAGGCGGGCACTGAATTTCAGGTCCCGCAAGATCCGGTTCGCTTTGTCGTTCGACGAAATGCTGGCCGCGCGCGGCACGGTGATGACAAAGCCCGGAATCTTCCGGCCGGCGTCGTCGATTTCATCCGGCGCGATCAGCCCTCGGCTCTGACCCAGCATCAACGCCTGCCGGATGCCGTTCACGATGACCTGAATGCCCGCGTCGGTGTACGGCACCTTGCCGTCAGCGTTGATCAGCTGCGAGGCAACGTTGATCTTGACCTGCTCGGCCAGCCAGTCACGGCCACGAATGACGTCGATCCATTCGCCCGCCGCGACCTTGCCGTTTTGCGTGACGGCGAAATTGCGCATCTGCTCGAAGGTGTTGGCGTTCTTGGCGTGCGCGGCCAGCGCTTGGCCTTCGGCCAGGTTGTCATAGGTGACGCCCGCCAGACGCGCGTTCGCCCAGGTTTCACCGCCGGGGTAATACGTGAAGCGATTGGCGGCGATCGCTGCCTCAAGCGCCTCGGTACGCGCCTGGCCGTGATACCAGACGTGCGTGCGGAAGTACTGCTTTTGCTGGCACTTGGAGGCGATATCGCTGGACACGGCGGCGTCGATGATGCCGGCCTGGTCGCTGGAGACGCCGAACAGCCGTTCGTTAGACTCGACCCACTCTGCGGCATCCAGCACGTCGGACTCGACGCGGCTGGCCAGCGCCACGCCGTACCAGTCCGCGCTCTCACGTAAGCAGGCATTCAGCGCCGCCGACGGCGTCTCGGTGCTGGTGGGCGCCGCCAGGTGCAAGTTGCCCTTCACGGCCACCGAAACGGCCTGGCCCGTCTCATTCGCGGTGACGGAGATCTCCGCCCCAACGGCGACCGCCGTGACCGGTGCGCCCGCCGCAGTGATTGCGGCAACCAGCGCCGTCGCGATAGTCTGCGGCGTGCTGTTCGCTTCGCCGGCCACGCTTGCCTGGGCGGTCTTGATGTCGCCCACGGCGTCGCACCAAGTCAAAGCGACCGAATAATCCGACAGCGATGCGGTAGCCACAGTGAACCGGGAAGTGTCCACTTGGCGGCGGCCGACATACACGCGGGTCACCGTGGGGATTTGCTTGAAGGCATCGCGCACGGCGACATAAAGCGGATCATTCTGGGCAATACCCAGGTCCAGCAGTTCGCCGGGCTCGGTCACCACCATGATGCGGTTGACACCCAGCGCGTGGGCGCCCAAGACGAGAAGGTCAGAGAAGCTCTGTTCCTTGATCGCCGTGGTGTTCAGGGAGATCGCCACGTTGACGATCCGGTCGATTTTTGCCATGTGCGGCTCCAATGAAAAAAGCCGCCAGGAGGCGGCCAGATGGCGATTGCGCGTCGCGGCCGCTATGGCGCGGTCACGACAGTCGCGGTAAAGGGGGTTTCGATGCCCGGCGTCAGCCCGCCGGAAGTGGTGACGGTGCCAGTCACGGTTTCGATGATGCCGACAAACTCGGAATGGACGCGGGTGTATCGGATTCCAAGCTCCAGCATTCCGCGGCGCTCAAAGCGGACGGTGTCGCGCATGACTGGAATGTTCTGCAGGCGCCCGATCTCAAACAGGGCAAGGCCCAACGCCTCGGCCCGGTCTTCATACACGGGGTGTCGAAGCCTCAGCGCCAGTTCGTCCAGCGCGTCGTAGGCTGTGGCCCGGAAGCTTTGCAGCTCGACCACGGCATCGTCGTGGTGATGCACTTGCTGGGCGCCCTCACCGTCGACCCTCCCCGCCTCGGCGCCGCTGACCTTGGACCAGCGCACAGCCAGCATGATGTACGGCCCTTCCGGCCGTGGACCGTTGTCGTCGGCGAAGATCACCGGCATACCGCCCGCGGCGGCCTCGATCAGTTCGAAAATCGCGTCTTCGGGGTTCATGGCCGTCCAAAAATTAATAGAGCATCGATGGGACTATCGGCCACTCCACGCCTACGCGCGCGCCGACTCGATGCCGCCCTACCCGGTAGCCTGGAATGCCCAGCCGGGCCTGGGGAGTCCTCCGGACGATTAGCCCCGTCCGGCCCCGGACCAGGCGGCCGGGAATCCTTGGGCTTACTGCATTTCAGAGGCGGCCAGCAGCACGGCCAGGTATCGGTAGTGCGGAATCACACCCGACTGCCAGGGCGCCACGCCCACCAGCAGGTACTCGCCCGCAAGCGGTCCCGCGCCCCAAATCAGGCGGTCGCCGTTCGTCCAATCCTGACCGGCCACATCCAGCACCTCGGACGTGTAGATTCGGACGGCGGCGCGCACGCGGCGTCCGTCCGGGTTCGCCTGCAACTGGTCGTAGTCGCCAGTCTTGGCCGGCTGTACCGAAGCCTGGATCGTCTTGTCCGGGCCAGGTTCGCCCTCTATCCAGTGCCCGCGCTCACGGCGGCCCGGCAGCCGCGTGCGGATAGTTTGCGGGCGGCGAAAGCTGCTCATGACTTGACCACCTTGTATTTGATGGAATTGAAGTGCAGCTTCTTGTCCAGGAGGGGCTGATCGAAACCCTTCTTCTTCGCCGTCGATTCCGCATTCCGCTCCCACGGGCCGTTGAGGAGATGGTGCTGGACGATCCCTTGGTACCAGGCCCCAACGGCGTGCACGGCTTCGTTCGCAGTCTTCTTCCCGCCCATGACCGCAGCCACCTGCTGCTCCTGCACATCCGCAAGCTGCTGCTCGTAGACCCGAGCGGCATCCCTGTGCAAAGGCCGAGCGGGAATATCCTCGGTACCGTATTCGTTGAATTCGACGTAGTCGATCAGCGGAGTACCGTTGCTGCCCGGGGTGTTCGCGTCTTCTGTCTGAATTCCGACCTTGACCGTGACCTTGTTCAGCTGGCGCATTTCAGCTGCATACCGCTGCAAACCCTTGTCAATGACCTTCAATCTTCACCCCCGAAGCACTTGGACGCGCGCATCAGACCGCCCACTCGAACCGTGCGCGAACATTTGTCATTCAGCAGGTCATAGCGAGCACGAAAGCCCATCGGATCAATCGTCCCAGCGCTATTGCCGAACGTACGCTGCAAGTCGCCTTCCTTCTCCATCGTGACCCCAGCCGGCACAACGATCGCGACCTCTTGCTGCATCCTCATCGCGAGCAGCCAGGCGGCGTACAGTGCCTGGGCTTCATCCTGCTCAGCTGGCAGCAAGCATCCGGGCCGATGGCCTTTCGCCACGGCCAGGGCTTGCTCTTTGTCGTCGACAGGCCTGGCGGCTACGCCGGGCGCCAAGAAGTCCAGAAGCTCAACCGTTGCCGCCATGGCTCCCCCCTTCTACCGCCCTGAGATACGCCTCGCGGAGTTCTGCGAGCCGCGCGCCACGTGCGTAGGCAACACCTCGGTCATCAAGCCAGCGCTTAAGCTGCACCACGGTTGCCGGTTCTGCAGTGGACTGATCCAGCTGTAGGATGCGACGGTCCAATAGGTCCTGGAGCGCCGCCGAATAAGCCAGGACCTGGCTCGCCCCCGGTGCGATAGGCGGGTCCCCGCCAACCGTGACAGTGTGACGGTCACTGAGATTGATATAGCGCTGCATCGGTTCTCCTTATGCAACGTTCGTCAGCAGCGCTTGCAGCTCAGCCTTCTTGGCCGTCTTGGGATACGGAATTTCCTTCGCGTCCAGCGCGGCTTTGAGGCTGTCGACCGTGGCTTTTCCGTCCTCCGCTGCCTCGCTAGCGCCAGCCATAGGCTCGGGCGCCTGCGCCTGCGCATCAGCGGGATTCGTGGCGTTTTCGCCAGTCGGTACCTGCCCCTCAGACGCCGTTAGGTCCACCGACACCTGCGGGGTAAACGGTCGCAGGAGCTCGGCCAGATCATTCTGAGTCAACTGGTCGTATCGCTGGCGGTACGCCGGCGGCGCATCGCCGGCCACGGCGTCGCACGCCTCAACGAAATCACCCGCCCGGTAAGCGCGCGGGTCGCGCAACTGAATGCCCGCCCGTCGCGCGAGCGCTTTGTCCTGCGGCGAGGGCACACCATTCACAAACAGCAAGACCCGCTTGGGCTTGTGCTTTGTCTTCATGAAATACCTCTACACGGAAAACGGGGCGGGCCCAGCCCACCCCTGATGTGCTACTTGGTGACCACGAGGACGCCGGCCGTGTCCTTGTTGGAAGACGCCGTCTTGTCCCAGTTGGCGGAAGTCCCCAGAGCCGTATCGTTGGGGGATTTCCCGCCGTTCGCCTGGTCCCAGCTGTAGCCGGCCAGGCCGACGTTGTAGGTCCATTCCGCCTGATAGATCCGCGAAATGTTCTCGTTGCCGACTTGGTCCACCATCACCGCATTGAAATCGCCGTTGTCCTGCACCAGGCCCGCGCCAGGGACCAAGCCCAGCGTGTTGTACGTGATCTCATCCTCACCCGCAGCCGGATTGATCAGCGGGTCGGCATCGGTCACGACGAAGATGCGGCCGAACGGGTCACGCATGACGTTCACGGTGCCGAAGGTGAACAGACGTTCGGCGTTCGACAGCGCGTTGTCGTACAGATTGGTCAGCACGGTGGAATGCAGGACCCAGGCGGCGAGTGCCCCGGATCGATCCCCGAACTTGCCGGCGCCCTGGTTCAGTACGCGCCAGTTGGGTCCCGCGTCCGTACCGTCATGCACGATGGCCGGGTTGCCCTTAAGCGCCGCCACCAGGGTGCGAATCACGGCGTTGAGCATGTCTTGCAGCTTGGCCTTTGCCAACTGCTCACCAATTTTCAGCGCCGCCAGCGTCGGATTCTCTTGAATCCACAGATACTGCTGCGGCTCAAACTCGATCGGCGGCGTGCCAGCCGCGACCTTGACCGCAGTGTTAGCCAACTGCTCCAGGCGCTTGGGCGGCACCGTGCCGCTGCCGTAGGCATCGCGGCGGCGCA